GTGGTGCCGTACTCGACGGCGAGCTGACGCATCGTAACGCCGCCCGCGTTGTACTTCGCTCTGATCTCGTCGGCGAACTTGCGTGGCGCACCGTTGCAGCGGCCGGGCTCCAGACCGTCCGTTACGTGACGCCACACCTTCCGCCCTTTGATCTGCGCCACCAATGCCTGCGTCACTTTGTGCTCGGCAGCGATGACAGTCTGCGGCCGCCGATCGGTGAAGATCTCGCGTACTGCTGTGTCCGAGAGCCTTGAACGCCCGTTGCTCTCCCCGCGTGGCAGCGTACCGTGATGACGCTTGTCCTCGGCGTTCGCTTTGGCTGAGCCCCAAGCCAAGTTCGAGAACTCGTTGTTCCAAGGGCATCCGTCGAGGTGCCGTACCTGCTCCCCCTCGTGCGGCGGCCGGCTGAAGGCCATCAGCACCAAGCGATGAACACCGATGCGCTGCTTTCGAGGGGCCTGCTGTAGTGTCACCACTCGATACCCGATGTCGTGCGCGCGAGTTTTGAGCACATGACCGTTGCGCCGCACGAGACCAGTGTCGCTGACCTCGTACTTCTCCCACCCAGGAATCTGCTTCCATCTCATGCTCAAAGTATAACACGGGGTCTCCTATGCGAGCACGGTGGCGGGGGGCGAGGTCGCGCCGAGAAGCGACACGTTCAAGATCCAGTAGTCGGACGGCGTGATCTCGCCACCCGGTTCGATGATCCCGAGGATGTGCTCATGTGCCGCCTTCATGTAGTCCGCGATGCAAAGGATACGCGACCGCTGCTCGTCGGTCAGCACCACGGGCGAGACGATGAAGAACGAGTACCAGAGCGGCGACCCGACCGGCGGGGCAAGGATGGTGCCGATGCCGAGCAGGCTGATGTCGAGCTGCCAGAACTGCCGGCAGTTGATGATGTCGAGGGTGATCTCGATGCCGGTGAAGAAGCGGACCGCGTTGATGATGCCGGGCTCGGTCCCCTTCTGCTTGTAGATCGAGATCAAGATCCGCGCGAGCCTTCGCTTGTCATTCACCGATAGATCAGAGATGCAGTCTGCGAAGGGGTTGCCGAGGTCTTGCAAGATGGCGTCGAGGAACTGCTCGGGCGCGAGGTCGATGTCGATGATCTGCGTCCACTCGTCGACCGAGCAGAGCAGAAGGTCGACCACGTCCTGAAGCACGAGCAAGAAGCGCCGAAGGTCACCGGAGCCGGGATCGACCGGATCGCCCCCTTGATCAACCGTGCGGTCGTCCGCGATGTTGAAGTCGGGGAAGAAGTCGAGCAGCTCGAATCGTCGACCGATCGGCTTCGGCGGGACGAAGCCGGTGAACCTGCGCTCGCGGCCTTGCGGGTCGAGCACGTTGTTGCTGTCGTCCTTGATGTCCTTGGCCAGCAGTGTGTAGATCGCACCCTGCGAGGCTTCGATGTCGAGCCCGACATCGACCGCGTTCGAGCGCCCCGGCACGGCCGTCACGCTCACAACCTGCAACGACACCGCGGGCGCGGACACCCGCGTGACCGAATAGTTCGCCGGGTTCAGTGCGCCGGCCGCCGATGCGTCAAGCAGTAGCCCGTCGGTGAAGGTCACGCGGATCGTCTTCTTGTCGAGCATCACCGCGGTCTGTACCGCTGGCGGAGTGATGTCCGCCGCGATGAAGATCCACGTCTCATCGATTGGAGAGGCGGGCCCGAGTAGCTGCGAGATCACGTTGATCTCGACCTCTTGCTCACTCTCGAAGGGCAGCTTGGTTGCGGGGATCGTGAGCGAGAAGACCACGTCGTTGCCCGTGGGCCCCGAGCCCGGCGTGACCGTCCCCGCCCATGGGGCCACGAAGACTCCGCCCGAGTACGCGATCTGCCCGTCGATCGTCACCGTGGTGTTCGCCAAGTCCACGCCGGCACCGCTCACGTCCGCGAGGGTGAAGGAGATCGTCGGCTGGTCTGGCGGTACGTCCGTCTGCCCCGGTGACGGGTTGCGCGTGTGGACGTAGAGATCGCTCGACACGACCTCGGGCGCGAGTAGCTGGTCGACGTAGAACGAGGGCAGCACGACCTCGACATCGGTCGCGGGTGCGCCGGGGTTGTCGGGGTCGAGGATCAGTTCGAGTGCGAACGAGATGTCGATGCCGGCGCCGAGCCCCGCGATGTTCTCCGCGAGGTCGTTGATCGGGATCTCCAACGGAAAGGCCAGGTCGCCATAGAGCGTCTCGCCGACCACGATCGTGCTCGTCCATGTGTCGACCTGAAGGCTCGCTTGCCACCCGTAGCCCTCGGGCGGAGACGCGTTGAGCCGGAGCACGCCGCGGGCTTCGAGGCGCTTCGCGTCGTTCACGTCGCCCGAGGTCTGGACCTCGATCCGATCGCCAGCTTGCAGCACCGCGACCTCGTCCGTCGCATCCGAGCCAAGCACGAGCGACGCGGCACCACGCCCCGCGGGAGGCGTGCGCGTAGCAGAGCGCCGCCATAGCTGGCGGTACGACTTGCCGCGTTGGAGTGCGCCGAAGGCCATGACTAGGGGAGCTGCCGGGCGATGGTGATCTGATCGAAGGCGGCGCGACGCGAGACATCGTTCGCGTAGCACCCGAAGCCAGCGCGTCCGCCCGTGAGCGGAAGCGAGCCGGTGTTCACTGCGAGCGCGTCATCGATGAAGTCGTCCATGCCGGGGATCGCCTGCCACACTGGCGCGTTGACCGGGTTCACCGACAGATCGCTCTGAAAGACCTGAAGCAGCACATCGCCGGTGCCCTGGACGATCACGTCCATCCGAAGATGAACCCACTCGTCCACGTTGATCGATGCGCTCGACTTCCGAAGGATGCCGTTCTCATTCACAAGCCCGGCGGGGAGTCCCTGCGCCATCGATCCCTTGCGGAGCACGATGAAGCTCGGGTCGTCGTCCTGAAGCCCGAGCATGTACGCGTCACCGGCCGCGTCGTTCGCCTGCTCGCAGAGATACAGGAACGGGGCGAAGCCCGTGTTGCCCCCCGAGGGCAGCCGCTTCACCGCGCCAGTGATCCGACCGCCGGTGTTGCCGGGGAACGGATCGAAGTTCACGTCGCCGGTGTACTTCAGCACGCGCGAGCCATCGAACCCCGTGGCGCGTGAGTTGAAGCCGTAGACGAAGGAGCCACCGCCGAGCGGAGGCGTGAGCCCAGAGGTCACGCCGCTGCGGAAGGAAGTGTTCGGGATACTGTTGACGAGGACGGCCCAGTCGGTGCTTGCCATGATCGTGATCTCCTACGGGAAGTCGGGGTTGTTGTCCTGCCCGATCCATTCCTCGGCGAGCAGCGGGAAGTCGCGGGCGGTGACCGTGTCCACCGACCCACCGGGCGGCGGGATGACTTGGATCGAGATGTCCGCGTCGAGGTTCGTCGGCCAGAGTGAGAGAAGGTTGAAGAGGTTGGACGACTCGATGCCGACACTGCCCGTGTCGATCGCAGTGCGCAAGGCGAGGCAGATGTCGATCGTAGTGTCCGCCCCGCCTGCGGTGTATGTGAAGGACGTGCCATTGAGCACGATCCGCCAGAGCCCAGCCGCCGCGGTGACGAAGGTGACCACGTAGAACGTGAGCACCACGCTCTCGAAGTCGTCGGCGGTCTTCGTACCGTTGGCGAAGTCGGCACCGACGAAGCTCGGCACCGGGAACGGGTTGCCCCATCCTGACTCGAAGTCCTCCGGGTTCGCGCTCGCGTTGAGCAGGTTCGCCGGGACGAACGAGAAGTACGTCGGCAGACCCCATCCCTTGTTGAAGGTCTCGAAGGGCTCCGTGTCCGGGTCGAACGCGGCAGCCTCGGCGATGAAGCTGGTGAGGAAGCCGGTCGAACTCCACGCGTCGAAGGGCTCGAAGGGCTTAGGCAAGATCAGCGGGTCGAAGATCGCATCGTCGAAGCTCGACGAGACCGTGATCGCAATCCAGCCTTCGAGGTCGAAGATCTCTTCGGGGCGCCCGTTCTCATCGGCCCACTCTGCCCACTCGTTGACCGAGTCGGTGTCATCGATCACGGTCCATCCGTTCGGAGGTCCGCCCGCGTAGGTCTCTCCGCTCACGGTGCCGAGCGGAAACCCGAGGGCCGTGTTCGCCGGCCCGCCGAGCATATCGATCTCCACGTCTTCACCCGTGAGCAAGGACGTGAGTCGAACGAAGCCCCCATCGGCAGAGGCGCCAAGATCATCGACACGCGCTTCGAGCAGTGCCGCGACCTCGGCCGCAGTAGCGTTGCCGATGTCGCCGAAGTCGGATGCCAGGAAGATCACCGACTCAGTGACCCCGGCAAAGGTGAACTCAAGCAGATCGCCTTCGGTGAACGAATACGGCTCCGCGTTCCCACTGACGAGGGTCGGCCCGGTGCCGGGCGGATTCTCGAACGAGAGGTTGGGGAACGTGGCCGCGACCATGGCTAAGTGGTCTCCAAGGGAAGCACGACCGACCCGGTGTCTGCGTCGGTGATCGTGATCGAGCCGAGCACAGGAAACTCGAAGAACTGAAGAGGCACGTCGCCGTGAACGAGGTTCAGCAGGAAGTCGATGTCGCGGTCGCCGATCTTGCGCACGCCCGTCACGCCCTCGACGACGCAGAACAGATCCGACATCGGGAGCGCAGAGTCGGAGCCGTACTTGAGCCCGAAGTTCACCAGCTCGTTCGGGGTGCCATCGTCGTTCGAGATCTGGAAGTAGGCCGCGAGCGCTTCTTCGATGGCAGTGACCGTGCCGCGCTTCGAGACCCCCGAGTCGAAGTAGACGGTCGCGGCGACATCGACGGTGAGATACTGCGGGTCCTCGACGGTGAGCTTGAACGTGATCGTGTTCGGCCGCGTGACGGTGACCTCGGTCAGCACTTCGTCCTTCAAGGTCTGCGTCGTCGTGCCACCGCCATCGGGGACGATGTAGAGGAAGCCGCGGTTCTCGGGGATGCCGACGACCTGATCGCTCGTGACCATGAGAGACCGCGCCACGCCGGAGACGTTGAGGGCACCGATCTCATAGTCGTCGAGCGCGACCGTGCGATCGGTGACCTTGGTGCTCGG